CCTTGAGGTCACTTAGTTCTCTCCAGTCAGTGATGGCGTTGGTTTCTATGTCAATTACTATTGTGTGCATTTGTATCCTCCTTTGCATCTAATGTTTCTGTGGATTGATTAACACCAGTGAATAAATTAACACTTGGAGCAATCCTACTGTGTGCTAGTTCAATGTACTCAGGATTTAATTCGATACCCAACCCATGTCTACCATGTTCAACTGCTACCATGAGAGATGTTCCTGATCCTGCGAAGGGGTCTAGGACTGTGCCACCTTCAGGACACCCCGCAAGAATACAGGGTTCAATAAGGTCTGGTGGAAACACAGCGAAGTGTGCTCCTTTGAATGACTTTGGGACAATAGTCCAGACAGACCGTTTATTTTTTTTACCATCTTTTCCATATACCCTATCCCCCTTGCTAAACCTCTCCCCCTTCGGATAGTCGGCCTGATATCCCTCTTTATGTTTATTTCTTGTTGTGGGTAAAGTCTTTGCATCTTCTTTAATCGCTTCATTGTCATAGTAATACTTCTTGTTCTTAGTCAGTAGGAAGATGTATTCATGTGCTTTGGTGCATCTATCTTTTACTGATTCAGGCATGGGGTTGGGCTTGTGCCAGATAATGTCTTGGCGTAGATACCAACCATCTGCTTGTAATGCGAACGCAACACGCCATGGGATTCCCACAAGGTCTTTTTGTTTAAGTCCTTGTATCTTGTTGTTTACCGCAACGACTTGGCCGTTCCGACCCTCTGGATGTTTTGGGTCTTTCCACTTACCCTTACTTCCAGTACCACAATATGAATCGCCAAGGTTTAGCCAAAGAGTTCCATCGTCACGCAAAACTCTGTGTACTTCCCTGAACACTTGAACCATATTCTCGACATATTCTTCTGGAGTTGATTCTAGTCCGAGTTGTTCAGCAGTTCCATAATCACGCAAGCCCCAATATGGAGGCGAGGTAACACAACACTGAACACTAGCGTCTGGTAGTTCTTTAAGTTTATCCACGCAATCCCCCTGTAAGATTTCGTAGGGTTGTTTCATAGCTCCTCCACATCTATCCCTTGTTCTTTCAGCCAATCTCTGACTTCGGGTATCTCTAGTAGTCTGCTTCTTAATCGTTTCAATAGTCTCTTTCCTGACTCACACGCTGATTGGTGAGTAACACTGTGTCCCTCAATAACTGTGAGATGGGCTGCTACCTCTCGCCATGTATAGTTCCCTGTTGATCTTGTTCCAGTATCCGTCGGTTGCTGATTTTCTGTGTCCATTTGGGCCTCCATTATGTATTCGTGCTAGAGTTTCAAAATCATCATCTGGTGAGTATCTGTCCCAGTACGCCATCATTACCCACTCGGCATACCTACGCTGGCAGACGTTGGAGTAACTCCCACCTATCTCTGGGTGCTTCTCTAGTGCATCTGTCCAGTACGCTTCGGATATCTGATAAGGCCCAAGGGATAATCCGTTATCCCCTAGTGCCTTCGATGGGTCTACGCACCCACCTGTTTCCACACATCGAATGGCATCATCAAATAGGGAGGTCGGACAAATCATCCACATCGTCTCCTCCTGTCCATTCAAGTAATCGTCCTGTTGGTGGATCATATTGGAGTTTACAGCATTTTCCACACTCTCCACTGAATCTGTTTTTAAGGATACGGATGGTTGTAATGTGACCATCTCCACCTGCCTCCTGTTGGTTCCTCTCCAACCCCACCACGATGTCACTAAGCTGCCCAATGCTATGGCTGCCGCGTAGTTGAGATAACGATGTAAATCCACCTTCTTCATGGCTTGTTCCTTCCCTTGCTCTTGCTAAATGACTTACTAAAAATACACATACTCCAAGTTCCTCTACCATTGACCTGATCTTGGTCATGGCATTATCAATAAGTCTCCTCTCGTTACCTGCTCCAGATTCTTCAATGCCACTGATAACGATACTGAGGTGATCCAAGAAGATATGCGTAGCTCCCATTGAGAGAACCATGTACCTAATCTTGGACAATAAATGTTCGTATTGGATTGAACCGAAGTGGTCATATAAAACTAATCGGTTACTTCCTGTAACTTTCATGAATGTTTCTTTGAGAGTTTCTTCTTCATACTCCCAGTAATGTGGAGGCTTGTTGAGTTCGATACCCATAAGTCCTCTAATAGTCTTAGTTACAGACTCCTCTAGTGCTAGGTATCCAACGGTGTTTCCTTGTTGCATGAGCCAGTAGCACAGCTCTCGGCACACTGAAGACTTACCTACACCTGTACCTGCACATAGAGTTACAAGTTCACCCTGACGAATCCCATGAGTTAAGTCATTAAGTCCATCCCAAGGATAGGGTACGCTTTCAATACACTCATCCTCTTGCATCCGTTCCCATAGATCTTCTGCAAGTACAACTCCATCTGGTCTGAAGGTCTTTGCACCATAGATAGCATTGATAAGTTCCTTGACCTTACCTTCCATGAGACACTCATTGGCATCCTTGAATGGTAGATCCGTAACTCTCTTGGCTTTACCTGGTGTAAGTAATAGACAACATTCGTTAGCTGCTTCTTGTCCTACGGTGTCATTATCAAAACAGAAGTGTACATGATCGTACTGCTCTAGGAACTCAATGGAGTTTCGGATTGCTTTGGATGCACCCTTGGCTCCGTTGGGTATAGATACTACAGGCCACTTGTTTCCAAATGCCTGAGAGATAGAGATAGCATCAATCTCGCCCTCGCATATTGTTATGAATTTACCTCCATCACGCCATAGGTGCTGCCCATAGAGACCCGTAGCTTTACCTAACATTTTGAAACTCTTATCTTTGAACCTAAGTTTCTGTGCTACAACTTTACCTGAGTCATCTCGGTAGTTAGCAACATGACATAGATCACCTTTGTATTCCCCAACACCATACCCAAACTTTCTACATGATTCTTCTGAGAGACCACGAGACTTGATGGGTCTTGTTTCACTGTCGATAAAGTTTGAAGGTAACGCTGGCTTCATCTCTACAACTGTTCCATCACCCTTCTCATAGTGTTCACATGAAAAGCAATGAGCGTGTCCGTCAGAGTATCTTGCTAGTGCATCACTACTGTTACAGTTCGGGCAGGGTTCATGCCTTAGAAACGTAGAGTTCGATTCGTGGGCCATGCTCATCTTCCCATCTTTTGATTGCGGTAATTCTTTTAATTTGGTCATCATCCTCAAAGACCTTTCCATTACATGAATCTAAAATTGCTTTGACATAGTTATCTACATCACCCCTTGGTTCTTCTCTCTTGGTTGTCTTGGGTCTCTTGCAAAAGAAAGTCACTATGACTTCCAAGGTTCCCGTAAGAGGCTGGCCAGTGAATACTTCAGGTACTACTGACTCAGCCTGCTTGCGGAAACTTGTATAACGCTTTCCATAGTATGCACCCCACCTAGTAACTCTGGGACGAGATGCGGGAACAGGTTCAAGAGGAAAGCTGAGAAGAAAGGAGTTCATTAGATGAAGTCATCGTCATCAACTAGATCATCAGTAGTGTTCTCCATGTTGGCACTGACAGCTTCAAAGCCTTCTTCTTCATCGAAGTCAAAGCCACTAGCACCTGGAGAGAACTCTTTAAGTTCTAATACTTGAACAACCTTACAACGGAGAGAGAGACCAACGCCGATGGTGGCTGTGTAATAAGGATACACTTCACAACCAACTCGTATCGTTGATCCCCCACCAATGTTCTCCGTCATAGGTTGTCGCTTTGCGTCCATAAGAACTGGACGTTGCGAAATCTTTTTACCATCGTATTCATATTGTGCTTTAAGTTTGAACTTAACCTGCACATCACCTGTAGCTTCCCCCGCATCATCTTCAACTTCGATGATAGGTAGAGGTGCTTTCTTTAATTTTGTTTTACCTTCTGACTCACAAGTATTCTTGTAATGTTCCTTGTGGATTTCTTCGAGCTTATCAATAAACTCTTGGGCATCTTCTTGAGACAGTTGTAGGTTCACTTTGTACTGGCCATCGCTATCAAATTTTTTGTCTGGCTCGTTCAACCAAGGCCATACAGCCAAACCTTTAGGTGTTGTTACTCTTGGGTTTCGTTTCCGTTTCTTCATAAGTTGCTCCTGTGGATTATGCAAAATAGTATGGTGAGTTGAGGACATCCTCAATGTTCAATCCGCCAACGTAGGGGATCTCTGGTAATGTTATTCCTATCGGCAAAAGTACCGAAATTTGTTTAGAGAAATCTTCCAATAAATTTTTCTTGAAATGTTCAACGGTTGCAGTCTTGAGACAGGTGTTAAGTATTCCTGAGTGAGCTGCTGTGGTGGCATACGAATCGTGCACCATTGAGAATTGATCTACACCGTTGAATGCTGCTAGGTTCACAGTACGCATCATAAGGGAAGCATCGAGACTATGAACGAAGTTTGGGCATATTCCATTGATATTTTTTCTTGCTGAGTTTTCGCCACGACCTCGCTGTAATCTATGTCTTCTTATCTTCCCACCTATAGAAGTCTTTACTTCATACTTGGCTTGTTTCTCATAGAGTTGTTTCACCAAGAAGCCAGAAGGTACTGACCACATTGGAGTTACGTCATTATCCATGCAGATCCTTGCGACAGACCTGAGCCAATCCATGCCCATCCTTGCGGATGTCACAGAGTCACCAATGGAGTCCCAGATGATATCACTGAGGAAGATACAGGGTCTGAAGACTTCCTTGCCAAAGGGGTTGTCTCTACGTTTCCTGAAGACTTCCTCTTTGAACCACTCAACTGTGTAGTCCTTGCAGGATTGCTTCGTACTGCCATACACACTCGTCATGACTTGACGTTTTACACAGGAGCGAGGGATGCCAAACTCTACCCACTTCTGGGCAAAGGGATGGTCAGAGAGTTTAAGTTTCTCTATGACTGTATTTGCAACAATCTGGTAGAGGTCTTGAGGTGTATCACTGGGAGTTACATTGGTATAGTA